ATGCCGATCGTGCGACAGAAGTTTTCATTTGCAGCAATCTCTGCCGGTTTCGACGGAGTCTTGGAGCAATTGCGATGGTGATTGCTCTGTGCATCATAGTCGTTGTCTTGGTCGCTTTGCTTTCGTTCTCGGTTGCATTTAACGTTCACTTCATTCGAAATATGTTGGAACTAGATGACGCGATCGATAGAGCACTTGATGTTTGTGACGTGACATATGGACGGGCTTCGCGGTTATTGGAGCTACCAATCACGATGAATACGCCAGAAGTCAGGATGATTGTATCTGAGATAAAGAACATACGTAACTCCGTGTTGATTATTTCAAACATCATCGCTGAGCCAACCGATCGTATCGAGGAAAGCGATGATTAAAGCTAGAGTTAGACGAAAACAGATAACACGACGTTCGCCCGGAACGAAGTCTAACATGTATTTCAATGAGAAGACAGCGGAAGCCATCTCGAAATATCAGTCATGTGAGAATCCTAGGGAACGAGAGAAGCTGTATAACGATGAGATTTTGCCTGCCTTCACAAAGCTAGTTGAGAACCTGATACACATCCACGGCTTCAAGGGGTCAGCTGACCTAAGCGAAAACTTGCAGAACGACTGTGTTACTTTCTTGTTCGAGGTCATTCATAAGTTTGATGCTTCTCGTGGGACCAAACCCTTCTCATACTTTAATGTCGTTGCCAAACATTGGTTGATTATACGCTCTAAGCAGCGTCTGAATAAGATAAAGAAAAATGTTAGCATATCCGATGAGGGAATGAGCACGACGGATCGCGAGAAGGTTGAGAAGTATCAAATGTTACCCTCACCCGAAGAGACGTTTGAATCATTAGAGTTCATCGATAGGGTGCATGGTATGCTTGACGTAATCAAGGAGCGCCTTGTCCTTGAGAATGAGCTGAAGTGTATCGAAGCGATCCAACATCTATTCGCAGTCTCGTCCGACACGGATGATCGTCCTGGCGAAGACCTCTTGCTCAATAAGCGCGCCGTGTTTGTGTATTTGCGTGAACTATCGGGTCTGCAACCAAAAGAACTATCAGGGGCTCTTGCTGTGATTAAGCGGCATTACAAAGAGCTTAGGCTTGATTCTGAGAAGGGTCTCTACTAATCAATACGTAGAAGTATGAAAGATACAGCAGAGCTTATGCAATCTTTGGCTGCTCTTGAAGAGCGCGAGCGTGAGTTTGGTCAGATACTTGCGAAGATTGAGTATACATCGAATGAATCAAAGGTCCTGTGGCAGGAGATTTATCGGAACGCGATCGAGGATCGAACGAACGCGCATCTCCTATTTGTCGATCTGTATAGGTTCGTTTTCAACGATCATGAAAAGCATCAGATCCACGCGAAGCACCTATCAGCATACTTGGAGCGTATGAACAAAGCCACCGATCAGCTATTGAAGCTTGCTGAGCTTGTCGATAGCGCTCGTCGCGAAGATGAAAAGATCGACGCTGAGGCGCTCTATTCTCAGCTTGAGAGTCATTGATGGCTGGGATACTCACACGCAAGGGCGTAAATGCTCAACGTCGCTTGGCTTCTGGTCGAACGAACTACGACGATGAAATCAACGATCTTGTGACATCGCAGCCAGCTCCCTTTTTCTTGCGTGCTGTCGTTGTCGATGTAATCCACGAACCATATCGAATGCGTTCAAAGATACTCGAGAAGTATAGCGACTCAGTCGTCGATCCAACGTTCTTAGAGACGGCTCCAAGGAACAGCATCATCGCTAGAGTCATCTCTGGTGGTGTCGATCGAAGGAACCCTACGGCTAGCATTTTCTACCCGGCGATGTCACACTCGTTGCTACCCATAAAGCCGGGTGAGCAGGTCTGGGTCTTCTATGAGCATCCAGAGAGCGTGACTGAGCAGGGTTTTTGGTTGTCACGCATTGTTGAGGCTGTCGATATCGACGACCCCAACTTTACGCACGGTGATCGAAAGTTTGCTGATGAGCGACAGGCATCGACGATTGATCGCTTGAAGGAAGCGAAGCTGTTAGAGACTTTGTCGCCCGAAGCACAAAAGCGTTTATCTGAGGCGTCTGGGAATGGACCACAATTTCCCAATGGTGGCGATACGCCTGAATCGTTGTCATTGGGTGATTTTGATGGTTATGAGAAGATTGAGAAGGAGTCGTTAGCAAATTCAGTTGTGACAAAAGAGCCAGTTCCACGTTACAATAAGCGCCCGGCTGAGTGGGTAGCTGAGGGTTCAAATAATTCTTTGATTGTGCTAGGCGAAGAGCCAGATCGAGATGCTCCTGCTGGGATATTTGACTTTGTTGTGGGTCGTGGGTCAGTTGACAAGACTGCTGCGAAGCCCGTGACGAATTCGCGGAATCTTAAAGAGACTGAGAAGTCGATTGGCAAAGCGAACCCAGATGAGGGTGATTTCGATTATGAATCAGATAAGACCCGTATCCGTGGTTCCATGGACATGGATGTCGACGGTATTTTCGGAAAAGAGTTGCCCGATCTCAATGGAGGCCAGGCCGTCGAGCAGATATCAAAGGGCCCAGCGCTAGTCTGTAAGTCTGATCACATCAGAGTGATTGCTCGTAAGGACGGTTCAATCAGGATTGTCAAAGAGGGTGTTGCAGACAGCGAATCAGGCGATGGTCGGGCTGTCATCATCATAGAGAAGGATGGAACCATCATGATCGATGGGCCTACCATCATCCTAGGATCTGGTATTCAAAAGGGAAATGGATCTGGAAAGCAGGTCTTTGTGGGGCGTGATGCTGAGGAACCACTGGTGCTTGGAAATATCTTGAAGGGTTTGTTAGAGACATACACAAAGAGTGTTCAAGACGCGATCTCAGCATTTGCTCAAACTCTTCAAGCTCTGAATTCTCCTCCGGGAATTATGGGTAACTTTGGGCTTCCGTTGCCTGGTATGCCGATAATTGCTGGCGCAACGACAGCTTTAGACGCTGCAGTCAAAGCTGCGACCCAATCGTTGACATCACAGCTTTCAACAATTTTGAGTCAAGTCGGCAAGACATTGTGACTTATGGTCAAGTTTAAAACATTCATCGACGACAACGAAGTGAAAGATATTGATCCAATCATGTTTGATGTGATGGATGAGACAGTGGGTCCACTGATAGTCGCTAGCTACGCTGTTGCCCCTTCACCGCCGGCCCCGAATCCAGGAATCCCGGTTGCAGCAGCTGCAGCGATGATTGCGAAGACAAAGGCAGTTGACGCTGCGGGCTTTGCACTTTTGATAGGGCTCTTGATGGCCGATGTCGCATCGTTAATCTATTCCAAGCTTGCAGCAGGGTCCGCAAGCCTAGCAACGCCGGCAGCTGTTGGAACGGCTGGGGGTCCTATCGCGCCAGCTGCTCTTGCTGGCCCGCCTGTCAAGGGTCCGAACGCCGATCGCTTCGCGAAGGCAGCCTTGCAGTGGGCAGTCGCTTTGATTCCGCCGGGTGATCTTCGACTATTGTCTCCACTCACGGTGTGAGCGATCTGCTATTTATGCGTCGTGGCGATCATTGAGTTCAAGAGCGTTGGGGAGTCTGTTGAGACTACAACACGTGCGCAAGCAGATCGTAGCGATAGCTTGATCGGTATAATGACTCCCTTACGACCGGGTATCGGACGAGACGGATTGTTCGCGATGCATCATGATATCGCAAATCAAATCACTGACAACCTTCGGAATCTCATTATGACAAACCACGGAGAGAGGTTGGGGCTATACGATTTTGGAGCAAACCTTCGTGAGCTATCATTTGAGAGTGGGCAAGATGATTTTGATAGCCAAGCAGTCATTCGTATAAAGACGACTGTTAACAAATACATGCCGTTCGTGAATCTATCGACGTTTGAATCGAAGCCAACGCCAAACAAAGCAGGAAATATAGATAGAGTTGATATCAAGATAACGTATAATGTTCCAAGACTTGGCGTCAGACAACGAGAACTTATTGCGACCATCTTTGTGAGGGGTTAAATGGTAGACACTAAAAGGGATGCAAGAAGCGTTGCGATACGCACTTACCTTAACAAGGATCGTGACTCGTTCGTCGCAACCATGCTCCAGTATGCTAGAACATTTTTTCCAGACAAGATCGCCGACTGGTCAGAGGCTGGTCTTGGTGGCGTCTTCATGGGTCTAGCTGCGGAAGTGGGTGACCACATGTCATTCTACCTTGACCACCAGTTCTCAGAGCTAGACCCTGAGCTTGCTGTTGAGTCGCAGAACATAGTCAGGCATCTGAAGAACGCAGGCGTGACCATCACTGGAAATGCTCCAGCTGTCGTGAGCGTTGCGTTTGCTATCGAAGTGCCTGCTGAGAGGAAGGGAACGAAGTATGTGCCACAAGCATCCGCGTTGCCCATCATCTATGCTGGGTCTGTCGTCGAGTCCGATGATGGCATTCTCTTTGAGCTTACGGAAGACATTGATTACTCTGTCACGGATCGAGCGGGTAACCTACGTGCCACGATCGCTGTCGGATTGATCGAGGGGAATGCTCCTAAGACATTCATAATGATGCTAGGAGGTCGCGAGAAGTTGACGGATGGACCCACAGGGATTTGCGTCTCAGGGTTTAGAGGAGTTGATACGTTTTCTATCCCAAATGCATTCATACCATTTCGCGAAATAACGTTGGCAAATGAACATGTGACAGACATCATCTCAGTGACTGACTCAGATGGTAACATCTATTATGAGGTGGATGCTTTATCACATGACACCGTGTTTAGGGCCGTTCCAAATGTAGCATATGATAGTGATGATGTTATCGATGTTCTGCAGATTGTGCCAGCCCCCTTTCGGTTCACACGCAGCACTGATTACAACACTAAGCTTACGACTCTGAGATTCGGTTCTGGCGATGCTAGATCGTTCAACGATGACATCATCCCTGACCCCAGCGATTTTGCGATTCCACTGTATGGAAAACGTAATTTTTCCCGATTCTCTTTGGACCCGGGCAGCATTCTTAAAACGCAAACGTTGGGTGTTTCGCCGGTCAACACAACGATAACTGTGACGTATAGATACGGAGGGGGATTGTCACACAATGTGGGTCCAGACTCAATCAGGACGATCTCAACTTTGCGAATGGGCTTTCCTGGCAATCCCACAGCATCTGTAGCGACACAAGTGCGGGCATCAGTGTCTGTGCAAAATCCCGAACGAGCTTCTGGCGGCGAAGATGCTTTGACGCTTGATGAGCTTCGTGATAAGGTCTCTGCCGCAAAGAATGCACAGAGTCGGATCGTGACTCGACAAGATTTGTTGGCACGAATCTATACGATGCCGTCAAACTTCGGCCGCGTCTTTCGCGCAGGCATCAGAGCGAATCCCCAGAATCCGTTAGCGACGCAACTCTTCATCGTTTCTCGAGATTCGCTTGGTAGGTTGATCGTCTCACCTGATACGTTGAAGAAGAATTTGAGAACTTACTTGAATCAATTTCGCATGATTAGCGATGCGATCGATATACTGGATGCTCAAGTCATAAACTTTGGTGTTGAGTTCCGTATCGCTGTCGAGCAAACGGCTATCCGGAGTCTCGTTCTGCAAGATATCTTTGCGAAACTAAAACGCTTTTTTGAGATTCGTAACTTTCAGATCGACCAGCCCATACTCATAGACGATGTGCGTAACATCATTTTTAATACCCCGAGCGTCGTCTCAGTGATCGATCTAAAGTTTCGTGGCTTGAATTCGTTTGTGCTGGAGAGGCAATATAGCGATGTGAAATATGATGTTGCTAGCAACATTCGAAAGGGCTTGATGTTGC